TGCAGTATTAGTAGAATTAAAATTACTAAAATTTCAGCTAGACGATATAGATCGTCGGCTTAAAGCTTTATAGACAGTTAAACCTACCCTTCGGGGTAGGTTCAGTTTTTTAATCCTCTTTTTTTTGAGAAATAATGATCTGGAAATTAAAATTTTTAGTATACATTATTTTCTCAATAATCAAATCAGCAGTCATTAACACCATTTATTTAATACTTGTGTTAGGGTTGTTGTTGTCTCTAAACAATATACTAGACATTTAGGCTAGAATGAGTAATGTATTAAGCGGCACAAGGCCTTCTTATTATTTAAAGAAGCTTAATAAATTATTACTGAGAAATAAACCTACCCTTAGGGGTAGGTAGGCATTTTCGTTTAACTTTTTTTTCATTATGAATAATAAAGCAATATTAGAATCTATACTGGCTCGTATAGACCTAGAACTAGCTCCACAAAACCCTATAAGGTTTTTAACAAAAACATCCCTACCAGAAGCAGTAGATATCTGCACTGAAACTCTGTTTCTGTTTACAAGAGACAGAGGTTTTACAAAACCTACTGAGTTCACAATATTAGCTGCCACAATCGGCCATGCTATAAGAGAGGCAAATAAACTAAAAACAGATAGCGCATTAGCTGTAAAGACTGGTGCATTTATGTTGTATTCCTACGAGTTGTGGGATATAATATCGGTAACACTAGAGGATACTGCTAAAAACAAAAAGCAGTATCAAGTAGAAGTTACTAACAATGACCTGCTTTGTAAAATGTTTGAGAAAATAAAAAGATCTCAAACAGATAGGACACCTAATGAAGATCAATACCCTGATTGGGAATCTTTTCAGAATGAGCAAAAGACAATGATAAAATCGTTTGCTCCTGAACTTAGAAAGATCAAAAAAGAAACACATCCTATATTATTTGAGACATTAAACAGAGCTCAAAGACAAGGATGGAGAATAAACAAAGAGGTGTATGAAATTCAAAAATGGTGTCTTAAGTATAAAGCTCCAGCATTTGACTCTATATGGGGTCAGCATAATCCAGAAGCTAAGAAGTCAAAGCTCAGAGAGGCTGATACAATATTAATAATGGCAAAGAAAGTATTAGACAAAACTTTCTATCATTTCTATTATTATGATTTCAGAGGACGTAAGTATAATGCGACAGCATATCTAAATGAGCAAGGAAGCGATAATGCGAAAGGTCTGTTATTAAGAGCTGAAAGCAAAGTGATCGGTAAATCTGGTTATTTTTGGTTGTGTGTAGCAATAGCAAACAACTGGGCAAAACTAGATGTTGCTACAGGTCTAAAGACAGATAAAATGCCTCTGCAAGGGAGGTATGATTGGGTTCAAGATAATTTAGAAATAATATTATCATATGCTGATAATCCTAAAGCAAACCAAGGATGGATGTTTGCAGATAAGCCTTGGCAATTTATAGCTAATGTCTTAGAACTTAGCAAAGCTCATAAGTTAAGAAACCCTTACACTTATTCTAGTTCTATTGATTGTTTTATAGATGGAACAACAAATGGATCTCAACACTTAGCAGCTTTAGCAAAGGATGAAGTAACAGCTCCTTTAGTAAACTTAGTACCAACAGATCTGCCAGGAGACTTATACTTAACAGTTGCAGAAACCGTATGGAAGCATGTTGAAAAGGATTATAACGATGTTAAATCAAAAGAGCTTGAGGAATATGTTGATAAAATAATAGAACTCAGAGAGACAATGGCTGTTACTGCAAAAACAGCATTAAAACCTTTATCAGAAGAATTAGGAGAGTTACTAGCTGACAAAGAATCATTAGAGAAAAGTTGTTCTGTCTTTTGGAACAGAATTAAAAAAGAGGATAGAAGGAAAGTTGTTAAAAGAGGAGTAATGACACTACCCTATGGCGGAACTAAATACGGCTTAGGTACTCAAGTTATTGAAGACGCCAAAAAACACGGTATTGAGATCTTAAAATCTATGGAAAGAAAATGGGGTGTTTATATGGGAAGACTTATTTATGAGGGTTGTGGTGAGTCTTTAAAAAGACCTATGCAACTCTTAAGAGTCTTTGAAGCTGCAGGAGCAGCTGCTGGGAAGAAGAAAGAAAGGCTTAATTGGGTAATTAAAGCTACTAACTTTCCAGTATACCAACACTACTTTACAGGGAAAGTAAAAAAAGTAAGAGTACAATATGGGCCACCAGAAGGTCCAAGATTGTCTGGCGGTTATTTCAGAAATACGCTAGATTTGTCTGTTTGTTTTATTGAAGATAAACAAGAAAATCCTAGAAAGCAAAAGTTGGGTGCAAGTCCTAATGCTATTCATTCATTGGATGCAGCACACTTAATGTTAGCTACTGTTATGGCTGACTTTAACATAACCACTGTACACGATTCGTATGGTGCTTTATTAGGAGATATGGATGAACTATATAGAATAGTAAGAGAGTCTTTCGTAGCTTTATATGCTACTAACCCTCTGGAAAGTCTACTAAATGACATGGAAGCTTCATATGATGATATTGGGACACTAGACTTGAAAGAGATTTTAAATAGCGAATATGCTTTTTCATAAACGTTGATAGGAGAAAAACATGGCGTATGCTGTAATCGAAATAAGTTTTAAAAAGTACACCTTTGGGATACCAGAAGGTATGGTTGTCAAAAAAGATGATATTGTACTTTGCAACGTAGCAGGAGATGTTCCTTTTGCTGTAGGTAAGGTTTTAGGCTTTGTTCCTAGAATAACATTTGATGTTGAAAAATTAAAATATATTGAAGAGGTTTTAAATGATAGAATTAAAGACTAAGGAAGATTATTTAAATAGTGGCTTTAAAGACCAAACAGTAACAAATATCTTGATTGATGAAGAAACAGAAGAACAAGATCTTAGGTATTTCATTGGTGGTTATTTGTATATTGTTGAATCAGTAGAAGACTTAAAAGAAATCTCATATTATGATTTTAAGGATGATACTGAATATAATATGTTTGAAAAGTTTAATACTGAACCTTTTGACATATTTGACAGACTCAATAAAGATTATTGGGTATTATCAATGATAACAAACGATGCAGGAGGAAATATATACTACATCCATGATACTATAATTTCTATATACAATGAAGTGTTGGGGAAATAAAATGATAGTTAAAAGAGAAAACCCTTTCAATCCAAATGAGATACGAGAGATGGAAATAAACATCTCTAAGCAAGCTTATTTAGATTGGCAGAACGGTGCTTTAATTCAAAAGGTAGCACCAGAGTTAACAGCTGAAGAAAGAGAGTTTATCATTTCTGGTTTGATCGGAAATGAGTTTGAAGAGATTTTCGGAAAAAGCTGATATAGTTTGAAAGTTCTCTCTAAGAGTAACCCTCGTTTTTAATGATCCACTAACTAAAAAACTAAAGGTAACAAAATGATCTTGAAAAATTTGACAGTTGTATTCCCGTCTTTGGCTAAAGCGAGAGACTATAAAGGTGACAAAAACTTTAAATGGAATGTACAATGTGCTACACAAGACCCAGAAATTATTGCTAAATTAAAAGAGTATGAAATAAGAACAAAGAAATGGGAAGACAAAGAAGGTGAGCTTATTCTTAAAAATAACAAACCTTTCACGGTTTTCAATTTAACCTTAAAAGAAACAAACTACAATGGTGAAAAGAATAGTCCACCAGAAGTAGTTGATAGATTCACAAAACCATTAAACCCTGCTACATTAGGTGTAGGTAGTATTATAAATGCAGCAGTTCTTTTTTGGACTAAGGATGAGAAAAAAGGAGTAACATTAAGAAAAGTTCAAGTTGTAGACCTTGTCCATTACGAGGCTCCTGAAGAAGATGAGTTCGAAATCTTAGGTACTGCTGAGGAAGCTGATGCTGCTTTTGAAGCAGAGGATGCTAATGCTGCTGATGATATTTATTAATAGGAGTAAACATGTATTATAGTCTTAATGATCTAAAAACATCTTTAATTGGTGTTGACTCGATATCAATCAACATAAACGAGAGTTTATTAATGTTGACAAAAGATGATGTAAACAACTTTGAAGAAATTCTTGAAAAAGAAGATAAAAGGGTATATGTTTATATCTCAAATGATAAGAAGAAAGCAACATCAATAGAGCTTAAAACGCTAAGCACTTCTAATAAGCTGAACTTTCCAATAACTGTCTGGAAAGATAAAATATTACTAGATATTTTTGGTAATGATGAAGATCTTCAAATATGGATAGAAAATAGGAGAAGAGCAAGACAATGGATTGGTGCAAACAAAGCTGTAAATCCTAGCCACTATAAAGCATACTGCTTAGGGATGCAATGGATCGAAACAATGCAACATTTACCAACTTTCAGAGACAAAGAGAAATTCCAAGCAGCGTTAGAGCTACAGATGAGAAAGTATCTTGACAGACTTGGTCAAAAAGATGCTCCTGTTCAAGAACTTTTAAAAGCCCGTTGGTACTTAGACGCTCTCATTGCTAGTCACTTAAGCGATGGTCCTTTAGAAATTAATAAAATAAAGGAGCTTATTGATGAACAACTATAGAGTAAACTTCATCAATGAAAAAGGTGAATCTTTGACCTTTTTTATTAAAGGCAACAATGTAGAAGAAGCAAGAGCAAAAGCTACTAAAGTAGCCAATAAACTATTACCAGAACTTGAGTTTAAGTTAAAAACAATAGTAAAGGTAAATAAACAATAACTAACATAGGGGGTTAATAGCCCCCTTTTTAATAATGACAATATATAACTTAAGAAAACAAAAACAGTTTTTAAGCAATGACGTTGAAATTGCTTTAGTAGATATATTAGCAAGAGGTAAATCTAAAAAAATAATTAGAGAGAAATTAATGTCCAATTTTTACTCTCTTCCTGACTTTGAATGGTGGAAAGACTTTCATGTTGTAAAGAATACAGTCATTTACAAAGGTTCTGACTTACCTAAAATAAGGAAACAATTATGCGACTTGTTTTTGATTTAGAGTCTAACGGACTATTATTTGAAGCTAACAAATTATGGATAATTTGTGCTACTGATCTAGATAGTGGTAAAAAGTATCAGTGGAGATTAGGTGATTTAGGTTGGCAAGAAACATTCAGTTCTTGTAAACAACTGATTGGTCATAATATTATAGGTTATGACCTTATAGTACTGTATAAGCTTTTTAAATGGAGGCCAAGTAAAGAAACAAAAATAGTAGACACTTTATTACTTAGTCAAATATTAGACTATAACAGATTTTCTGGAAAACACTCTTTGGAAGCTTGGGGTGAATTTTTAGGATATCCCAAAGTAGTACATGAAGACTGGTCACAGTTTAGTGAAGAAATGGTTAATAGGTGTGAAACAGATGTATTAATAAATGTTAAAGTTTTTAATCATCTTGTAAAAGAGTTAAACAATTGTAGTAAAAAAGACAAAGTTAAAACACTATTAAAAGTAGAACATGCTGTTGCTAAATGGGCAGCTAAGGCTACTTTCAATGGTTGGAAGTTTGATCTAGAAAAAGCAATTCAACTAGAAAAAGAGGTTGTAGCTTCTATTGAAGAGATAGCAGCAAAGTTAGAACCTTTGTTAGGAATTAAAGCTTTCCCTAAAGACAAGCTAAAAGGTGAAATAGCTATCAAAACACCAAAATGGACAAAAGCAGGAAAGCTTGTTGCTACTGTTTCAAAATGGTTTGAGACTGATGATTCTTTCTATGTACTAGGAGCTTACTGTAGAGTAGAGTTTAGACAGTTAAGATTAAACTCTTCAGATGATGTTAAAATCTTTTTATATAAACATGGTTGGGTTCCTTTAGAGTATAACTATGTCAAAAATGCTGATGGTTCTAGAAGAAAAACTTCAGCAAAGATCACACCTGAAAGTTTAACATATTTAGGAGAAGAAGGTCAGCTATATAAAGAATATTTGACAGCATTATCAAGACATGGTGTACTCAAAGGTTGGTTAGAAAACGTAAACAACGGTAGACTACATGGTAATTGTTTTACCATAGGTACACCTAGTATGCGTTCTAGACATTCTGTAATTGTTAATATACCTAGTGGAGAAAGTAAATGGGGTAAAGAAATGAGAGAGTTGTTCACTGTAGACTCTGGTTGGGTTCTTGTAGGTTGTGATTCAGCAGGCAATCAGGCAAGAGGCTTAGCCCATTATCTGAAAGATGATGAGTTCATAGATACAGTATTAAACAAAGATATTCACATATATAATGCTAAAGCATTAATAAGTGTTCTAAATGAAATGGGAGTTAAACATGACTTTACACCTGAAACAATGCGACCAAAAGCTAAGAGAGTGCTGTATGCTTTTCTATTTGGTGCTTCTGGTGCTAAGCTTTGGAGCTATATCTTTGGCGAACTTAATAGTAAGAAAGGTGCTAGACTTAAAGATGGTTTTATAAAGTCTGTACCAGGATTTGAATCTTTAATGGAAACATTAAATAACATGTATACGGGTAGTTCTAAAGACTCTAAGAAAAGATTTATTGTTGGTATAGGAGGTAATAAAATTTATTCTGATAGTCCTCATAAACTGTTAGTTTACTTGTTACAAGCTGCTGAGAAAGCAACATGCTCTGCTGCTTGTTATTTATTAATGGAGTACTTAGAACAAGAAAAGATACCTTACAAACCATGTATAATGATGCATGATGAGTTAGACTTTGCTGTTCCTATTGGTTATGAAGAAAGAGCAAAAGAGTTAGGTATTAAGGCTTTCAAGGAAGGACCAAAAATGTTTGGAATAGAAATCATGGATGGTGATGGTAAAATTGGTAATAACTGGTATGAAATACATTAATCAATTTTGACAATTAACCAAATATTTGGAAATTTGAAATGATAGACAGAAACAAAAGATGGACGTTTTTTATCCATCGTGAGTTTAGTGTCGGGTTTATTATTTATTCACCGACATTAAACGGGTTATGTTGGGGAGTTAATCTAATGTGGTTTGGGATGCGGTACTGGAGTAAAGGAGATCGTGGAGTTACTTTTGGAAACTATTGGAACGGATAACAAACACTAATTAATATTATTTTAAGGAAAACGTATGAATGATCAATTTACAAAAGAAGATTTCTCACAAGCTTTAAAAGAAGTAAGAGCAAAAGGAAATCAAAGAATTAAACAAAAAGGGTTAAACCATTTAACATCTGATTTTGAAATTCTAGGAGTTCTGTATCAAGAGCTTTATGAGTATAATGAAGCAATCCATGATAGATTGTCTGAAGAAGACAAAAAAGAAGAATTGTTAGATATTGCTTACGCAGCTCTGTTAGGGGTAATGCGTAAGAACGCGTTAAGTAAGGAAAATAAGGTAGATAAAAGATGAAAAAGAGTCTATTTGAATTGACAGTACATAGGCATGAAATTCATAAGTACACTGTTACAGTAGAAGCAGATAGTGTTGCTGACGCTATGGAAAACTATGATAGTGGTAAATGGAGTCAATCTGAAGAGGTTGACTGTACTTATGAAGAAGTTACAGGAATTTATGAGGAGAGATGCTAAGTGATTGCTTTAATAGATGGTGATGTTGTTTGCTATCTAGCTTGTTCTAATGAGAACTTGGGGATTACATGGAAGTCAACCCCCGAAGATTTTACTGAAAACGAGCTGGAACTGTACTTTGAAAAAGCTTGGCAGGCTTTTAAGAAGATAATTTCAGAAATTGAAGATCAAGTCTTTGCTACAGAGACTTTGATTGCTGTTAAAGGTGAAGGAAACTTCAGAGAAGATGTTTATCCTGAGTATAAAGCAAACAGACATAAAAGGCAAACAGTTGCTTCTTTATTTGTCCCTAGACTAAGAGAAACGGCTATTTTAGAAGGAGCTGTACCTGCTCATGGAAGAGAAGCTGACGACTTAATTAGGATTTGGGCACTAGAAGCTAAAGATCCTTTTATTGTCTGTTCAATAGATAAAGACTTAAAGTGTATAGAAGGAGCACATTATAATATAAAAAAGAAAGAGATAGAGTTTGTTGAAAAAGAACAAGCTATCAGATTCTATTACGAACAATTGTTGAAAGGAGACCCGACAGATAACATCCAAGGACTTCCTAAAGTAGGTGATGTTAGGGCTAGGAAGATGTTGGAAAATTGCAAACATGAGGAAGAAATGCAAGAAGTTGTAGCTATTGCATATCTTAATCATTTTGGTAAAGATCATTTCTTAGATGCTTTGCTATTAACAGGGAAATTGATACATTTGCAAAAAAGTTTTGATGATTATTTTTGCTGTAAAAATTGGAGTATTATGGAGGTAATATGGGAATTTCACTAGAAGGGAAAAAGAATAGTAGGGTTGATAGTAAAGACTATGAAGGCAATGGTCATTGGTATTTTCCTGAACCATTAGGAGGAAAAGAATATGTTGGTTTTGTATATGCTATTGTCAATACAAAAGACGATAAGTTTTATATAGGGAAAAAGACTTATAGGAGTAAAGGAAAACTTACAAAAGGAAAAGAAAGTAATTGGAGATGGTATATTTCATCTAGTAAGAGTTTATCCGAAGAGATCAAAGAGCTGGAAAAGGCTGATTTTTTGTTTGTTGTTTTAGAACAATATAAAACATTAGGCGGTCTTTCTTGGGCAGAAACTTGGAGTCTTTGTCACGTAGAAACACCTACAAACAATAGATCATATAATAGACTTATAAATAAGGTCTCGTGGAGATCTAAAGAAACAATTACTAACCGTCATAAAGAAAGATTAAAAGGTATCATAAATGTATAATATAACTTTTACGATTTTTGCAGTAATGGCCATAGGGCTCGCGTTAACTTCTTCATATGTAGGTCTGACTGAAATAATCCTAGTGGTGTTTGCTTTAGGAATGATAGCACAAATGTACAGCCTATCAAAACCGCTAATAGCGTTTGTAATATTTTTATTTCTATGTTATGGTTTTTACATTGCATACACTGTACCGTATAGCACAGAAACGTTAATATTAATATTAATAACAGCAGCGGGTTTCATAGACAATGGAAAGAAGAAAAGCAATAAAAACTCACCAACCTTGCACTAAGTGTGGATCGTCTGATGCTGTTACAATATACGAAGACGGGAGCTGGTGTTATAGCTGTAACACCGGTTCTAATAATAAACCAAAGAAGTCTATAATGGACAAGTGTAATACGGAAACAATACAAGAAGTCTTATCCTATGATGTTAGAGGTTTTGAAGAGAGGAAAATACCTAAAGACATCTGTTATTTCTTTGATGTCCGTGTTTCGTATGATGATAACAGATCAATAGTAGCGCATTATTATCCATACCCAAACGGTTTTAAACGTCGTCAGCTTCCTAAGAGGTTCTCTTGGATAGGAGAAGCTGGTGGTTTGTTTGGAATGAATAAATTTCCAGAAGGAGGTAAAAGAGTTGTAATCTGTGAGGGTGAACTTGATGCTCTTGCTGTAGCCAAAGCTTCAAAAGACAGGTATGATAAGATATATCCTGTAGTAGCAATGTCTTCAGCTACTGCAACAAAAGATGTCTTAGAAGCTAGAGACTGGCTTAGGTCTTTTGGTGAAGTTGTTATAATGATGGATAATGACGAAGCTGGTAAAGTAGCTACCAGTAAGTTGTTAAAAATAGTAGGGATAGATAAAGCAAAAGTTGTCAAATACCCTTCAGATTGTAAAGACGCTTGTGATATTCTTTTAAAGAAAGGATCTAAAGAATTAACAACAGCGATATGGGATGCTTCTTTATATAAACCGTCTGGTATAATAAGTACAGAAGATATTTGGGAAGCTCTTGTAAAATATAATAGTATGCCTTCAATACCTTATCCTCCTTGTTTAGATGGTTTAAATTCTAAGCTAAAAGGGATGAGGTTTAATGAAATTGCTTTGTTTATATCAGGTACTGGATGTTTACACCCAGACACTGAAGTTCTTATGTTTGATGGTTATACTAAAAGAGCTAGAGATGTTGTTATTGGTGATGTTTTGATGGGTGCTGATAACAAACCCAGAAATGTTTTGAAGTTGTTTAGTGGTACAGAAAGGATGTACCAAATCAAACTAACAGAAGACTCTTCATTTGTTTGTAATGAATCACATGTGTTATCACTAATAACATCTGACAAAACAAACAGGGTAGTTGATATTTCTGTCAAAGACTTTTTAAACTTGCCACCAAGATCTAGAAGGAGGTTAAAAGCTTTTAAAACAAATTGTCTAGAATATCCTGAAAAATCTTTATTAATTCATCCATATACATTAGCTTTGTATCTAGCAGAAGTAAGGAAGTATGATAATACTAGTTACAGTATTGGTGACAAGTTAAATAAAATTGGATATGTTAATGAAAACCTTGAAGCTAGGCTTAGTGGAGAGTTTAGGAAAGACAGGGAAATTATAGAAAAAATGATTTTTCATCCTCTTAAAAGAATACCTGAAATCTATCTCGCATCATCGATAGATGACAGGTTAGAGCTATTAGCTGGTTTCATAGATGCTAGTGGTGTTTTCGCTAATAAATCTTTTTTCAAAATTTATGTAAAAACAGAGGCATTAGCAAATGGTATAAAAATATTAGCAAACTCTCTAGGCTTCAGAGCAAAGACAAGCATAGAAAAACCAATGTACATAAGAGTTTCTGGTGAAAACTTATCTGCAATACCAACAACAAGGTTCTCACCTAAGAATGTGACTTCTAAAAAAGATCTTTTAAGATCTGGAATAGAAGTTATACCTCTAGATATTAGTAAGTATAATGGTTTTGCAGTTGATGGTGATAATCGTTATGTGTTAGGAAATCATATTGTAACACATAACAGTGGGAAGTCTACTACAATGAGAGAGATAATCTTACATTTATTAGAAACTACTACTGATAAAGTAGGACTAGCTGCTTTTGAAGAAACACCTGCAGATTCTGCAAGAAAGTTAGCTGGAATGATGATTAACAAAAATCCATCAGAGACAGAAATACCTCTATCAGAATTGAAAGTTGGTTTTGATAAAGTTTTTAAAGATGACAGACTGTTGATCTTAGATCATCAAGGAGCAATTAAAGATGAAAGTATAATTGATAATTTAGAATACATGGCATTAAGTGGTTGTAAATATATCATTATCGACCATATAACAATGCTAACATCTGAAGGGATTGATGGTGCTTCAGGTAACGAAGCAGTAGATAGGATGATGAATGAGCTTTTGAGGTTTGTTAAAAGACATGAAGTATGGATAGGATTAGTATCACATCTTCGAAAAACAAAACAAGGAGTATCTTCCTTTGAGGAAGGTCATCTTCCTACGTTAGACGATATTAAAGGTAGTGGTAGTATTAAACAAGTTTCTTTTGATGTTATTGCTTTTGCTAGAAACTTAAGCAGTAGTAGTGACAAAGAAAGAGATGAAACAAAAATGTCTGTATTAAAAAGCAGGTATACAGGCTTAACAGGTCCAGTAGATGGTACAATTTACAATCATCAGACTGGTAGATTAACTTGCAGTAGAGTGGACGTATTCGAGGTATTATGACTAGTACAAGAGCAAAAATCATAACAAGACGATCTTACAACAGACCAAAAGAAGATGGCTCTTTTGAGTCTTGGGAAGAAACAGTAAATAGAGTAATGTCCCATCAAAGATGGCTATGGGAAAGAGCTCAAGGAAAACCTTTGTCTGAAAGTCAAACTGAAGAGTTAATAGAACTTTCTGAACTGATGATTGAACGAAAGATGTCAGTCTCAGGTAGAACTTTATGGCTAGGCGGTACAGAAGTAGCTAAAAAGAATGAAGCCAGTCAGTTTAACTGTTCTTTCACTAATGTTGAAACGGTCTACGATATGGTAGATGTTTTATGGTTACTCCTACAGGGTTGTGGTGTAGGTTTTACACCAGTAAGAGGAACCCTAAATGGTTTTATGAAACCCATTACTAAAATAGAAGTAGTAAGATCAACAAGAAAAGAAAAAGGTGGCAGGGAATACAATACAGAGAGCTTTGACCCTTTGAATAAAGTTTGGAGACTTTCTGTAGGAGACTCAGCTGTTGCTTGGGCAAAATCAATAGGAAAGTTACTTGCAGGGAAGTATCCCGCTAAACGATTAATATTGGATTTTAGCCAAATACGACCAGCAGGAGAGCGTTTAAAAGGATATGGTTGGATTTCATCTGGAGATGAGAGTATTAGTAAAGCTTATTTAGCTATTGCTAAAATCTTAAACAAAAGAGCAGGCTCCTTATTATCTTGTATGGATATTTTGGACATCTGCAACTGGATGGGGACAATATTGTCCTCTAGAAGATCAGCTGAAATTTGTTTAATGCCTGTGTCTAACCCTGAGTGGCGAGAGTTTGCTTTGGCTAAGAAAGAATTCTGGCTACATGATAATGCACACCGTTGTCAATCAAATAACTCTTTGGTCTTCTATAAAAAACCTACAAAAGGTGAACTAGAAGAAATGTTTGAAATAATGATCAGTGGAGGAGGATCAGAACCTGGCTTTGTTAATGGTGAAGCTGCTTTAAAGAGAGCACCATGGTTTAAAGGCTTAAATCCGTGTGGTGAGATATTATTAGGTAACAAGTCGTTCTGTAACTTAACAGAAATAGATATTGGTAAATTCAGAGGCAACTCTGCTGATCTTTCTAGAGCAGTATATTTAGCAGCAAGAGCTAATTATAGACAAACTTGTGTAAATTTAAAAGATGGTATTTTACAGGAATCGTGGCATTTAAATAATGAGTTCTTAAGATTATGCGGTGTAGGTATTACCGGTACAGCTAGAAGATCAGACTTAGAGCCATATGATTTTTCTGTATTAGCTAGAGAAGCTACAACAGCTGCTTACAGTATGGCCGATGAATTAGGTTTACAAAGACCTAAAAACGTAACCACTATTAAACCTAGTGGTACTTTGTCAAAGATAATGGATACTACAGAAGGTGTTCATAAGCCATTAGGAAGGTATATTTTTAACAATGTAAACTTTTCAAAACATGACAGTATTGTTCCTTTGTTAAAACAAGCTAATTACAGAGTTTTTGATAATCCTTTTGATAACACAGGTGTTATTGTAACTTTTCCTGTATCTTGGGATGATGTAGAGTTTGATATTGTTGACGGAATGGAAGTCAATCTTGAATCAGCTATTGATCAATTAGAAAGATACAAAATGTTACAAAATAACTGGTGTCAACAGAATGTTAGTAATACTATAAGTTATTCTGTAGAAGAGGTTCCTAAAATTGTTGACTGGTTGCTGGATAACTGGGATAGCTACGTAGCTGTAAGTTTTCTGTTTAGGAATGACCCCACAAAGACAGCAAAAGATCTTGGTTATGCTTATTTACCACAAGAAGTAGTAGATAAAGAAAAATACGATTCTTATGTTAGTCAATTAAAACCTGTAGAGATTACTGATTCTTTTGAAGAAATAAAAGAAGAAGAATGTGCAGGTGGAGCTTGTCCTATTAAATAAAATATTACCCTGGCAAGTACTGTCAGGGTATTTAATATTATGAAAATACTCAACAATATAAAATACGAAGATGTTATAGAATATAAATTAGTAACAAAAGTAAAAGGTAGGTGTATTGCAATAGAAAGTTTTAACATAAAATTGAAAAATGATGCTGAACTAAACATCAACAAAGCTGTGTTAGTTCCAATGAGTTTTCTGGCATTTTTAAAAGAGATGTCTGAAGATAACTTCAATATAATTAGAAAAACAATCTTAGAGGAAAAGTATGTTCAAACCCTTATTAGCTCCAAATGATGACCCGTTGAAAAATAAAAAATTCTTTCAAAAGCTTAAGTATCCTTTATTATGTAGTCCTAAATTAGATGGTGTAAGAGCTATTGTAAAATCTGGTGTTGTTGTTTCTAGGACTTTGAAAGAAATAAGAAGTTACCAAGTTCAAAAAATGTTCAATAGTTATGAGCATTATGATGGCGAACTAATTGTTGGTAATGAGACAGACAAAGATGTTTACAATAGAACTCAATCTCATGTAATGTCTTTTGATAAACCCCATAATGATTTGAAGTATAGGGTTTTTGATTTTACTGATTTAAAATACTCAAACATGCCTTTCGAGTATAGATTTTCTTTATTAAAGGAGGATCAAAATGTATCAATAGTAGAGCACAAACTAATCAGCGATTATGATGAGTTGCTTGACTTTGAAGAAAAACAGTTGTTATTAGGTTACGAAGGGATAATGTTAAGAAACCCAAAAGGAATTTATAAACACAACAGAGCAACATTTAATGATAATATCATTTATAAACTAAAAAGGTTTAGTGACGACGAGGCTGTTGTAGTTGAATTAAAAGAAATGATGATAAACAACAACGCTTTAGAAACAGATGAAAGAGGATATGCAAAGAGATCATCTAGTATGGAAGGTCTTGAAAACGGTAACACATTAGGGACAATTGTAGCAAATTACAAAGGAGAGCTTATTAATGTAGCTCCTGGTGTTTTGAACAAAGAAGAGAGGAAATTTATATGGGAAAACTATGAAACATTTTTAGGTAAGAGATTTACATTTAGACACTTTGCCATTGGTGTTAAAGACAAACCACGCTTCCCTAGATTTGTAGGTTGGCGTGAATTAGATTAAGGAGTATTTATGGGTGCTAAAAAACAAACAATAGTTAAAATATTAAGGAAAAAGATAAACAACTGGATAGAAACAATACCAGATGAAGAGCTTCAAAAGCTAATAAAAAGAGATGTTCTTGTTTCTGGTGGTAGTATTGTATCTCTCCTCTTAGGAGAAGAAGTAAACGATTATGATCTGTATTTCAAAACTACAGAAACAGCAGAAAGATTATTATCATTTTACTTGTATGTCGCTGATGCGTCTGATGTTAAAGTGTTAGTAGAAGGAAGCAGGGTAAAACCTTTGATAGGAGACAGAGGTCAAATTGTTTGTGATGGTAAAGAAAATTACGCTGTAAGATGCATAACAGACAATGCCATTACGTTAAACAATGATATTCAATTAATAATTAGATTTACAGGAAGCTCACATGAAATACACAAAAACTTTGATTTTGTACACGCTACTTGTGTATATGATTTTTGCGATAATAAGCTCAATTTACCTGAAGCTGCTTTAACTAGTATACTCGCTAAAGATTTAGTATTTATTAACAGTGTTTATCCTGTAGCTGCTTTATTGAGAATAAGGAAATTTATAAACAGAGGCTGGAGAATTTCAGCTGGCCAAATGGTCAAAATAATACTAAAAACAAATAAACTGGATCTCTACGACCTAGAAACTTTAAAAGACCAATTAATAGGTGTAGACAGTTTATACATGTCAGAATTTATAAAAGAAGTTGCAGACAGAGGTGAAGTTAACTATACTGTATTAGCTGAAATCTTAGACTCGGTATTTGACTATGAGTAATATAGTAGTCTCTTGTGACAAATTAGATGTTTCTGAGAATGCTGCTGTAACTAAGGTATCATTAGTTAGATTCAATAAAGAAGAAATTGAAACAATTAAAGATATAGCAATATGGCCTGATAGTTCAAAAGGTACAATAAATCTATTATCTATTATTGAGAGATATTCTTTCGAGAACCCTATAGAAGAAACAGGTATTTCTGAAGCTACCGCTGCTGCAGAAATATATTCTTTTGTTTGTAAAAAGAAGAGTGTTATCTGGGGTGATTTCTATGATCCACTTGTTCTTAAAGCAATACTAAAAAGAAACAACTTTCCGTTTCCAACATGTCCTTATTCTTATAGAGAATATAGAACTACAATGTTATTACATAAGGAGTTAAATTTAAAAGAATTTTTAAGACTGTCTTGTACAGACAGAGCTATAAAAATTAGTGAAGATGTCATTTCACTTTACAAAGAGAGAAAGATTCTCTTGTAATATCCGCCCAAAAAATCTGGATGTTTTTGGTGAAAAAACCAGCCCTTGCGGGGCATGGCCTGCAGGAGGCAAACCCTCGTCCTTAATGATAAGGCCGGAAATCCTGAAAATCCCTGTTTTGGTGGTTTTCTTTTATTTATTTAATTAATTGATTGGAGATAATAATGTCTAAAGTAACTTATGTACAGCTGCCAAGTGGTGAAATCATTGAAGCAACACCATTAACTGAAGCTGATAAATATCGTTTAGAAAAGTTACCTGAAATAAAAGAATCATTGATGAAAATTAATGACAACAACAATTCAGAATTAGCAGATTTTTTAATTAATAATGAAACTATTATTAGTAAATTATCAGCAACTAATACTGTCAATCGTGTAACTAAGAAAGAAAAAGAACAACTCAGAAGTGAATTAGAGTTAGTTATTTCTCAAGTGAGTGTTCCATTTATCAAAGAACATTTGGATAACATCTGTTATGTTCCACCTAAAACAACAAGACTGTCTGAAGAAGAGTTGAAAGAACAACTGATCACTGCTGTTCTTAAGATAGAAAACGACCAAGCTCTGGCTGAATTTGTTGCTGATAATTTAGCAGCAATCAAACAATCTTATAACATTGGCAAAGCCCAATCAGGGAATGCTGATGGTCTGGCTTTCTGGTTAAACATGGCTCCGGTGGTAAAAGCTGCTTGGAATCTTCAAAAGTCAGACAATGAAGGTTGGTCAGAAATGACACAAGAAGATAAAATTAAAGCTTCTGAGGCTTTTGCTGAAGAAGTAAAATCCAAAGTTCCAGAATGGGAAACAATCACTTCCCACACAGCTATTGTAAATGCTTACAAAGCTGCTGAATAGTTTTTCATACGCTCCTTAATTGAGATTGAGTCTCAACTGCCCCTAGATGATAAAAAGTCTAGGGGCTTTTTTAACCACTAAAACTTTTGAATAATTATGAGTAGACAACTAGAAGAAAGGTTTCAAAGAGAAGTAGCTGTAAGTATTTATGATATTTTCGCTTGGTTAGAAGAAAACGTAGAACCAGATCAAATTTATAACAGAGACAAATTAGCAGAAATTGTTCAAGAAGATGTATTAGATTGGGCTGCAGATCATTTAGAGGTTGATGAGGTCTTTTCAGAAAAAGAAATATTGTCTTTTATTATTGGCTATTATGACCCTGAATATGTCTTTCCAACATCTGTGTTAGAAGAATGGGCTTTAGCAAATGGTTTTGTAAAGGAGGAGGAAAAATGAGAGCAAGAATCTGGAAGGATGGTTACTATCAAATATTAAAAGATGTCAAACAACCATTACCTCAAGACAGGGATAATGATTTTAAAGTTAGGTTAGTTGGTCGTTGTAACGATTGTAAAGATCTGATTATTCCTGAATATGATGAGCCTTTTGCTCATTGTTCATGTTCAACAACAGAATGGTATCAATAATGAAATATAAAATAGTGTATGGAGATAATTTTATTAGTGTTGAGAAGGATATTGAAAAGTTGTTAAAACATGGATGGAGGTTACATGGTAGTCTAAATGTTGTTGTTCTTAAAGAAGGAATTGAAGAGTTAGTAATCTTTCAAGTGATGGTGTTTTAAAATGAAATATACTTTAGTAAAGACTGACATAAAATGCCGGTTTGAATAATATTCAAACTCTATAGTGAGCTATCTATAATTTTATTGAATAAGGAAAGAATATGTTATACGAATCAGATTGTCTTAATCTTTTTGGTCCGCCAGAAAATGAAAACAATATAATACTTAGCACCTTTGATGAGAAGTTCATGCCAAAAAAGGTGTATATGAATAAGGCAATGGAAACACCTTTTAAGAAAGGTCTTGAAATGATGAAAGAAGCAAATCTTTCTTTCGAAACATGGGATGGTTGTTTCAATATCAGAGCCTCTAGAAATAGTGCCACAATGTCTATTCATTCGTGGGGATTAGCTTTTGATGTTAACTCTAAAACCAATCAAATAGGTGCGACACCTTCAATATCACCTAGAATAGTTGAAATCTTTGAATCTGTAGGTTTTGACTGGGGCGGTTATTGGGATGTGCCGGTTGGAATGCACTTTCAGTTGAAAAAAGAACTACTAGTAGGAGATACAGTGGAGATTGCGTCTTTTAAGCAGACATGTTTAAAAAATGTTAGCTATTTAGGAAAAATTATTAAGGTTCCTATTTTTGTAAAATATATTGCAGTAGAACCTGATGAAAATGTCGATTCGTTATTAGGTTATAGGCAAAAACCAGTCTTAGTGAATGGTGAATGGTTGTCTCAAGAACCAAATGATTTTATTAAAATAGGTGAAATAAATATTAAAGGAGATTATACAAAGTCTCTTAGAGCTGTTTAACAAGATGCCCTTCTTCGGAGGGGCTTTTATGATTAAGTTTTTAAAGTATTAATTCTAATCAATACAATAATAAGCTTGATTAAAAACTACTACTTAACAAAGAGGGTTTATGAAATACGAACTTATATTAACAGATATTGTTTTAGAAGGGAAGCGTGTGTATAGAATAAAAGCCTTAAAAGATTTTTCTTCTGTATTAGAAGGTGATCTTGGTGGTTTTGTTCATGGTGAACATAACTTATCACAAACAGGAAAATCATGGATATATGATGATGCTTGTGTTATAGATAAAGCTAGAGTCTATGAACACGGTAGGGTTTATGGAAATGCTATAATAGCAGAGCACGCTAAAGTGTATGGGAGAGCAAGGATAAAGGATAGTGCTAAAGTTTTTGGAAGAGCTTCAGTATTTGGAACCGCTAAGGTTTTAAATAATGCTGTTATTAAAGGAAATGCTAAAGTTTTTGGTAAAGCAGAAATCCTTGATGATGTTAAAGTTATGGATAATGCCAGAGCAGGTGGGAAAGTCGTTCTTAGAGGTGACTTGGTGTTGTACAATAATGCTAGAGCTTTTGGTGAGGAGTAAATATGACTGTAAGAGAACTGTTATCATTTTTAAACAAAATGGTCGAAAATGATAAATCTACATTAGATATAAGAGTTATAAAAGACTTGGAAACTACGTGGGAAGATGTCATTGACCCTGAGTTAGGAGAAGTGACAGACACTTATTTTCAACCAGCTGAAGATGATAACACAAAAATAAATGCAATTTGTTTATAAGATCGTATGAAACCGTATGAAGTAATGAAACCTTACGAAGTAATGAAAGCCTATGAAGAAGGGGCTAAAATTCAAAAGAAATTTAATGCTTTAAACTCTCCTTGGAAAGATGAACCAAAACCTTTATGGGATTGGGTTATCTATACTTATAGAGTAAAACCAGAAACCCAGTTTGTTTTTGAAGAAGAGGAAAAATGAAACTTGTAATAACATACCTATTAATAGCTATAATGTCTTACTTAGCTTTAATAGGAATGATGTGTATTGTACACTAAACAACAAAGCCCTAGATGATAAAAAGTCTAGGGCTTTTTTAAGGAGCTACTATGATAATAAATTATACTTATATTAAAACAGTTATTTATTTAGGTGAAGAGGTTTTAATTCCAAAACAGATTAACTATTTAGCAATAGATAAAGAAAATATTTTATGGGGTTTTAAAGAAGAACCTTGTTTGTTAAAAGGTTCAAATTGGTTACCAAAAAAGACTAATGACTTTTTTGAAATAGGTTCTGTTATCTTTTTTAATAATGATTGGGAAGAAACACTGGTAAAAGTATGAATGAAAAAATATTAGAAGTGTTGTTTGAAGGTTTTGTCGTAGATGATAAAATAAAAGCTTTAGATGATTATATGCAACAAGCTGATCATAGTTTACCATCTCTTGTTGGTGATTGTTTTTTAGCAAAATACAACAAGAAAGAAATAGTTCACTTGTTAATAAGTGAACTCCAGCTAGACGGTGATACGCTTATTGACCTCACTGAAAGGTTTGATTCTGTCTTAAATAGAAATTTTTTTATACTGTCTGCATTGGCATACTTGGAACCTGACATGGTCCTTGAAACAGATCATGTAATAGGAAGCACTATCTTGAAAGTCTTTAACAAAGATTACGATAGAAACGCTCTTAACAACTTTTTAATAGCCAAAAAATAGGAGATAAAATATGTTAGTTGTTTTTGAAAACGAAGGGCTCATTAATCCCAAGGCTATCACAACATTAGGTATAAATGCTAAAAGTACAGAAAACCCTATTGGCTTCTTTGGAACAGGGCTTAAATATGCTATTGCAGTGCTTTTGAGAATTAATGGAGAAATAACAATTACGTCTGGTAAACGTAAATATGTATTTTCTAAAAAGAGCATAAAGGTTAAAAACAAAAGTTTTGAAGTTATTCAAATGAATAATACTGAACTCGGTTTTACAACCGAACTAGGAAAAAACTGGGAACTTTGGATGGTTTTCAGAGAGCTTTATTCAAATGCTTTAGATGAAAAGGGTGAAGTGTATTTAAGCCCTACCATACCACCGTCTAAAAAAGGAACGACAATAATATCAGTAAAAGGGCTCCTGTCTGAGTTCTATGACAAAGATAAAACAATATTAAGCAAAAAGAATCCTGCTTATTGGAATAAACTTGGAGAACTATATTCAGCACCTTCTAAATATTTGTATTATCGTAATATAAGAGTCTTAGAGTTAGAAGAAATGGCTCCAATTACATTCAACTTAACTAAAGAAATGCAGTTAACGGAAGACAGGACAATAAAAGAGTTTTGGGATGTCTCATCTGCTGTAAGAAACATCGTCTCTGATTGCGATGATGAAGTTGTTATTAGAAAAGCAATGTCAATGCAATGGATTGCAGAACTAAACTACGGTTATAATGAAAGTTATAGTGAGGTGTTTTTAGATTTTATTTCTAAAAATGTTCATAAGAACAGCAGTTTTCTTGAAATCGTTAAAAGATATAGAAAAGACCATGATCTTTATGACACACTTATTTTAAATGAAAAACAAAGAGAACAATACAGACAGGCTGTAAGTTTCCTTAAGAACAAGTTTGGTTATAATGTTGAGGAATACAATGTAAAATTTGTAACAACCTTAGGAGAAGACATATTAGGTGCTGCTGAAAACGGTGAAATACTTATAGCAGCAAGAGCCTTTATGATGGGTGATGTGATATTGAAAGGTACTCTGTTAGAAGAGTATTTACATCTTGCATTTAGGCTTTCTGATAATACAAGAAAGATGCAAAACTTTTTAATTGATCTGTTAATTAATAATTAAACTATAACCTACTGTCCTTCGGGATGGTAGGTTATTTTTTTTTTTTTTTTTTTTTTTTTTTTTCCTATTTTTTGTTATTCCCTAATCACCACTATCTGACAAGAGAAGCCTACTCACGGGCATATGATTTTTATCGACCTGTGAGTGGCTGTGACTCAACTTGGCGGGTGAAACCTGACTGGAAGTTCCCAAAATTTTGGCATCCTGCTACGCTGGTGGCCCGAAAACCGGAAACCCATCCAAAGGTATTGCCCAAAAATTTTTGGGAGAATTTGCTATAGAAATTTAGAACTATACTCGTAATGCTCTTTTTTGTATATCTTTTCCCAATTTTTACCATCAAGACAGACAAAGGAACCTTCAATAATTCCTTCATTATCTATGTGAATATATGCTTCAGAAACGTATAGACAAACTCTTCTGAAATAACCAGATGAACATAAAGAATAGAAAAGCTCATTAAGTTCATCTGTGTTGCATGTTATTTTAATAGATGTTTTATCACTATCTAGTATGTAAAAAACAATACCTACTTCCTTGTAAAACCGTTCTAACATTGCTTTCATAGTTTATTTCTTTCAACTTTAAATCGTTTATCATGACTCCTCATACCTGCAAGACCTAGCATACCTAGTAGTATTTGTAAAGTCAAGTCTGTATCTATTTGAGGAAAATCCCCTTCGTATTCAAAAAACACAACAGCAATAAACCTTGCTAATGGTTCTAAAATTGAAGCATAAGCTAAACCAAAAGCACAAATCCAAAGAATAAAAGGTCTAGCACCTGCTACAAATAGTGAAGGATGCTCAGCTTCTTTAATACTTATTTCTAATTGCTTAGACATTATATTAAAGTGAGACTCTAGCTCTATTTTAAGAACCTCTAATTTCCTCTTGTCAGCTTCTTCTGGATTTGGCCATATTCTTTCTATAATACCATTAGCAAGTTCGCTGCCAGCTTTTACAGCACTTATTACATCAAACACTATACCACACCCATCTTAGTTTTTCAGGACGTACATCAACATGTACAAATGAAGGATATAATCTTAAACACAAACTATCAGGATACATTACAGCTAATAAGGTGTACAACTCTACTGGTGTTTTGTCTCTTGAAACAATATCAGCAGCATTCCCTAGCAAGTGTTGTGAATTGGGAACACCGCCTACAGCTCTATTATGTCTGATACAGCGATGTCCTGAATTTATTTGTATTGGACAAAGTATTTCAGAACGAAGATTTTCTAACACATCTATTAACTCTGGATTCACTACTCCTGTAGAATCACATTTACCACATTTACATTTAAATTCTTTTGCGTCAAAATGTTTAGAAAGGTTTCCCATAATACGGTCTCCTATTACCAAGTAATTGTTGGTAATTCTTGGATTAATTCTTCAATAGTGGGCATTGTTCTAATATTATTATTAACATCAGATAAAACTTGAGTAGCATATGTCCAACAAGCATCTCTCCATGCAACACCAGCTTGACCTTCTGTTGCAAATGTAGTATTAGGTGATGTTGCATAAGTACACAAAGAAAGAATACCACCATAGTTTCTTTCTTGTGCTGTTGTATCTAAATGCTCTTGTACAGCATCCATATATTTTTTTGTTAATAATTTAATATTATTATCAATTTCTTCTTGTGTTAAATTTACTATAGCATATCCAATAGACCAAACACCATCAATTAATGAAGGTTGTCTATCTTGAACTAATTTTTGAGTATCTAAATCATAAACAGGTTTTTGTAAATAAACTACTTTAAAAACATCATAAGATTCTAATAAAGAATCTGTAGGTGTTTTTGGAAAACTTGTTTGTGGATTATCTTTTCTCAGGTCATTGACGGTATAAGGGTATTTATCAACAATCTGCTCAGTTACTTTAACGTACATTTTTTTTACCTATGCTGGGGTTAATCCAATTTGAATGCTTGCTAACGTGGCGGTAGCGTCATAACTAAATGTTTCAATCGACGTGTCGCCTCTGGCGTTATCTTTAAAATACAAAGCAACCGTAGCCGTTAAACCACCAATTTCATCAACCTTTGTTAAACCTACAGGTGTGCTAAAAGTTGAGCCGTCCCCGTCTGCTACAACTGCATAAAGCGCCCCGTAATTTGTGTTTATAATTGGCGACGATATTGAGTTAGACGTTGCTGAAGTTACCGATGATACGTTTTTATACAACGTATTTCTGAAAGTTGCGATCAGACCCATCACACTATCCCCGCTTGTTGTGAATGTATAAGAGGTCGGTTCGCTACTTGATGCCACTTTATACATAAAGGATAAACTGGGGTCAGTACCTTGATCGATCACTTCTGTCCATCCAAGCGGTTTTAACCAGCCTCCGGATGATCCACCGATTCCACCAATAAAGACCAACAAGTCGCCTGCTTGTGTCCCCGATGGGACATTAATTGTTAATGTGTCGGAAATATCGTAAGAATGTATTGCTGCAACAAAAACAGGAGGAATTGGGGGTTTTAAAGATAAACTTGTACAATTTATCGCTCCTGCTGTTGTTTCAACAGGTTTTAAAACCCCCGTTGCTCCGGCAGTATCCATAATTTTTTCATAGACTGCCAGAGATGGATAAGTAGTGTTGTTGTAAAGTAGGCGTTGGTTTAATCCAGTAGATGAATCAACCAGAGTTTCTTGTACGCCTGCCAGATAAAGAGCCAATCCATAGTTTTGAGTCACATTAATGCTGTTTGCTGATATTCCGTTCACCGCTGTACCGAGTGTGTCAATAACAGCATCTCGATAAACAACAATGCACCCGGACAAAATCGATGATGCGCTTATAGGAAATACTACGCTATTTCCTGTTGCTGCCGTAACAATACTGTAAGCAACTAAAAATGACCCTGATGTATAAATTGTTGTTGCTGTATTCCAACCCGCCGGTTCGGTAAAAGACCGATAACCTGATTGTGTAAACACAACGGCAATCAATAAATCGCCTAGTTGCTTTTCCGATGGGATTGTTAATGTTATAGAAGATGCACTAGCTGTTGAGTTTACGCCTCCTGTTATAATATATTTAGGAAGAATATCCGGTGGTATCACTGTGCTGTATTTTAAAGCGCAACAGTTTTGTCTTAGACCAGACAAGTTGATATGTGCCGATAATTCCCCTGTTTTACGCGACGGCCAGTATCGCTGCAAAACGCCTCCGTTTACGCCAACAGCTCCGTCGCTTTGGTATAAAGCGTTAAATAAACTATTTGAAAAGATTCTGGTTGATGTTGTTGATGCTGACAATAAAAGCAATCGATAATAATCATCTAAATCTAGGTTGGGAACCAAAGAACCGGTGCTGGTCATGGGTGGCGTTAAAGCATCTATCGTAGCACTACGGCAACAAATGATTGACCCACACCCTTCGTTTTTAGCTGCACCAGAACCACTGTAATTAGCAAACACAAAATCATACGAAGAAGGTTCATTGTTGTTTGCAAATTTAAAGAAAATTTGCAAGGATGGGTTATCAATGTCTTGCCTAGCGGGTAGCAGGATGTTCCACTCATCAGGGGGTGCATAGCCGTTACTATCTCCGTACATGGTATAGGCTAATAACAAGTCATGCTGTTGCACATTGCTCGGTTTGGGGAGTGTTAATGTGAAAGGCGAAACGGTATTTGCTGAAACTCCAACCGAATGACTAATAACTTCAGGAGCAAGTGGTGGAATGAACGGATCACTGTACGGTCTAACCGAGGCCGCAAAAGAACCATAGCCATTCGCTGAGTTGTTTAATGAAAAACTGTCTGCGTCTTCTATTCCGTTTTCCGTGATTTGCTTGTAAGCCGCACCCACAAACGTGTCCTGACTACCCTGTGCGTCTATTGTTAGAAAACCAGAATATCCTGTTGGTGGTGCTGCAATTTCCGCTTGTGAGCCATTTCCTGTAAATCCTCCGACCAGTACCAGTGATTTATTTATAACGGACACAGGCAATGGGTTGAGTGCTGCCGGATCGTTATATAAGCAAAACGAGGCGGTTTCAATTAGCGGCAATTCGGTTTGAACTCCGCGCAAGGCATAATAGACAAACCCGCTTGAATCGTTTCCGTCATACAGGTTTATTCCCGTGTCAGGCGTTGCCCCCATGACTTTAAAATAGCAATCGAACTTATAGTTGATGTCTAAAATCCCTTTATCAAAAGGGATGTATCCCGCTGGAACAGTCCAATCTGTATCATTAGAACCCACAATCAAGAACACAACATCGTTTTGCTGCAACGGGGGCGAAAAAGTAATGCCTGTAGTTGACCGACCTAAAGCCGACCCACTTGTCACTATTGTTATATCAGAATAAGATGCCGCAATGCTGCTTAATGCGCTTAATAATTTATTGAATAACATTTAAGCATCTCCTACTCTTGCTCCGTAGATTACAGAACCAACTTTCCATAATGTTATTACGGTATATCCAGTAGTGTTTAATGTTGGTGCTGTTCCACCATCAGTTTTCCATGTAATAGATAAAGAAGTCCATGTAATAGTATAATCTGTACCATCATCTATCATTAATGTAATAGATTGGCCATCATTCCATGTTCCAGCAGTTGGTGTAGAAGATGCTGTTAAAGTCCATGTTTGAATTGAACCATTAGTAGGAGATAATGCTGGAGTAGTTCCAGTTACGGCAAATACTTCTTCGGTATAACCGTCATTTAAGATTGCACCTGATAAAGTATTATTAGATATTGGTTTCCAATCAGTTCCTCCAATATTCCTGTATAATAATTCTGTGCTAGTATCGTAATGTAATGCAACTGCTCCAGCATGCGGCCTAGTAATAGATCCTGTAGGAGTACCGTTGCTACTGTTAATCCATAAGAAATCTGAAGTTGCAGTTGTTGCTAGTTGTGCATTACCGACTATTATATCACCGTTAGTAACTATAATCCCAGAAGTTGTTACTGTTCCAGTACTTGGATTATATGTTAATTTTGACGAACTGGTATAAATTGTATCTAATACACCGGTACTTACAGTTGTATACGTTACAAATCGTTCCGAATTATCTGTTAAATTGTCAGTAATAGTAACATTACTTGTAGACCCCGTATAACCAATTATACCTTGTGATCCATCATATCCGACTGATCCAGTATAACCAGTTGTACCTTGTGAGCCAGTATAAC